ATTCTCACGCCTGTGCTGAGTGTTTCGCGAGTGGTCTTTAGATTCTCTAGGGCTGCTTGTATAGCTGGAGCCACTGAACTGATAAAAGTCTTCGCCTGTTCAGCACTCATTTCGTCACGGATACTATCACCCAATTGCAGTAGTGTGTCATTCTCCATACCTGAAAGTTCTTCAATCCAACGGCTAACTCTGTCAACCATGGTCTTTGCAGTTACAATAGCGGAAGCCTGTTGTACTTCGCCTTCTCTTAAATTACTCATACTTTCTCCTTGTGTTCTTTGTATGCTTTCTGTGGCAGGTGCGCCAGTTACATTCACTTCCCATTTCTTACCTGTAGATTCCGACTTTTTAGCAGCCCAATCTTTTAGTTGTTGATAGTGTTGTTTTTCTCTGTCGTCATCAGCATACTGACCACGACCTTTGAATACTTTCCATTGCTTGCCGTTGATAGAAACAGCAAAGTTGTTTGGTGGTTCTGTGTTACCCTCATCCCAATCTTCTGGATCTCTAACACGTTCCATTTCTACACTTTCGTAATCTTCGTCTGAACCAAAGCCTGCTGAGGCCAGTGCATACCCGTCATCAGTTTCGCCACCTTCGTCATCATCTGATCCACCGACCATATCTTTAAATTCATCTTCGAGACTTTCGATATATCTATCCATGTCACGTAGTTCGCCGCCATCTTGATCAGCGTATGCATACCATACTACTTCAACAGCAGATTCAACATCGCCTTGGTTTAATGCAGTTAGAATTTTGTCAAAGTCCGGGTCACCGTATCCGCCGATTTCGTTCATGTCTTCGTCGAATCGCTTAAGGATATCCATGAGTTCTTGTTTGTCAATATCTGCGCCTTCTTGCACAGTAGTATCTACAATGTGCTCTTGTCGATCCATCAGTTCTGCAACAATAGCATCATGCATGAACTGCGCCTTTGTTAGTGCTTCGTTTTCAATAGTTTCATTGAATCCGCTCTGCGTCCGTGCTGTATGAATCTGTGTACGCAGCTTGTTACGAGCATCTTCCAGCTTAGGCGTATCGAAACTGTCAAGATCCAGCTGTGTGCCAAACATCTTAGACAGGGATTCGTTCAGTCTCTGTGCAGATCTATTTCGTGTAAAAAGGTCAGTTGTTTTCATATTTAGAAGTCCAGATTGGTAGTGTATTTATTCAAACTGCAACAAACGTTCTGCTTGCTTTTTGGCCGAAACTGTGCGATCTCTGCTCTCACTGTATCTAGCCCACAGCATGTCTGCTCGGTCATAGTCCTGGTTATGAAGAGCTTTTTGATGCTGCGCTCTCAGCATTTGACTGTCCACGAACCATTTGCCGTATTCCTGATCAGCTCGCCACAGCGTTTCCACGGCGACGCTGGTGTGCCTAAGAGCTAATATATTCGCCATCCTAATAGCAATACTGTTGAGATGTATCTCCGAGTAGAGCAGCTGTTGATTTCTATGCAGAAACTTGAGATTCAGTTGGTTAGTGATCAGTATATCGCCTACTAGAATACCTTCCGGAGTTTTAACAGGAATGATATTTTTAGATAATTCTTTGCGAACTATCTGTTCTAGTCTACGGCTGATTTGTGTCATAAAAAAAGGACCATCGGTCCTTTATTTAACTGCGTATACTTTAGTGGAATATTTTTACTAACGCTTCGAAATGTCCTGACACAAATCCTAGAACTGCGATACCGCCTAGAATAAGATACATCCACTTCTGTTTAAAATGTTGCAGTTCTGAGATTTTAGCATCTAGTTCTGTGTGAGTGCTTTTGATAGATTTAGCCAGCTCTGCATGCTGTGTACATGAAGCATCGTACATATGATCTAGTCTAGAATTTATGCCGGCTCCCAGCTGATTAACATCGACTTTGATTTCGTCAATCTTTTCATCTAAGTTTACTACTTTTGTTTCAACTATACCGAGTCGTTCTGCTGTTGTGGCCATTCAGGCTCTCCAATGTTATAAGTCAAGTGCTCGCTCCGAGCCATGTGCCTAATGTATGATTGAATGCCTAATGGTGCCTTTGAACTAATATTTATACTGATTGTATGATAATACGATCTGCCTAAATCATCGTTACCCAAGTATTTATCGTGTCACCTTGTGTTTGGAAGGCGGCTGGATCAATGTCTGTGCTGTTGTCTAATCCTGTGATTATCGGAACATGATTAAGGTCATGTGCCAGGAGATAAACTGGATCTCCGTCCTGTAGAAAAACCTGATCACGTTCGCAATCAAATTCCCAGATCCAATGTGTGGCCTTGCCTGAGGCAGGGCCGGGTAGTCTACCTGTGTGTTTCACAGGATCTCTTTGCCATTCCACATTTGATCGCATGCCGATGGCCTGTACTAGGCTGTTGAAGTTGGCCTGTTGAGCCAGTATATATTGATCTGTTTCGGATCTCGTGGGATTGGTTCGAGTTATATCTACAAGTGTGACGATTTGATAGCGTGCCATAATATGTGTATTTAACTCGTAGAATTTCAGTCAACAAAAAAGCGCCTTTCGGCGCTTTCCTGCTTCCCATCCCTAGGAATTAACGAACGTATGAAGCTTGTGTAAAGATTGCTTCGATTGTTGTAGCTGCACCAGTAACACCATGTGCGTCAGAAGCGTCAGCTGTGTATGTGCCTGTACCTTGTGCTCTTAGGAACACAACGTCAGTTGTTCCGCTGACAAACTCTGTACCATCTGCTGTACCAACTGCTGCTACGGTGAAAGCATCTGCACCCGAGCCACCTGTGCTAGAAATTGCAGAGATAATGGTGTTTAGTTCTGTATTAGTGATATTGGTTTTTGCAACTTTAATGATAAGCTCGCGACCTACGTCAGCTTGGTTGATTACGTGCTTTAGTGAGTTTGCACCAAATGTTACATATGTTACGCCATCGTTTGCTACGATTTCATTTCTTGTTCTTACGTCTGCCATGATAAATTCTCCTTGATCAATGACCTCGCTCAGAGGCCGGCAATATTAGAAATCACCTGATTTCTATGCAAGTATTTATATTGGATTGGAAAAATCAGCTGAATTAGCAGTTAATCTGAGCGGAATGGAGTCCAGCGATCACGCGGAACCAACTTGCTTCCGCCGGCTACATAGCCTTCACCACCGGGCTTGCCGCCTGTGTGTGCAGATATATCACCCTTGGCAGCATCTAGTTCTGCGATGACTTCATTTTTAGCTGCCATGATTTCTCGTACCAACTCAAACAGAGTGTCGATGACTCCTGGGTGGGCTTGATTGTGTGCTGCAATCTTCTGTGCTTTAGCAGGTGTCTTTTGTAGAAACTGCATGAAAGCTTCTGAGCTGAGATTATCCAACTGCTTGGCCTTGCTTTGAGTGTTCACAAATGTATACAGCTCGCTCTGTAGATAGCCCATGCCTGCCACCGGTGCTAGAAACTTGTTGATGGCCTGTTGATTTTTAGCCAGAGATTCTATGCGTCCTAGGTTGTCTGCGTTGACTGCTGGTTGATGGCTGACATAAGTCAAACCAAAAACTACTAGGGCCGGATTGGCATTTAATATTTCTATGTTGTCTATGTCTTCACCGGTCTTGTCGCCGAAGTAATCTAGATGTTTGTGTGCTGCCACAGCAATTTTAGATTTACCCAACCGAACACCTATGCTGCTGACTGCATTAACTTCATAGGTGGTTTGGTTAGGAGTAAATGTTATCTTGCCATTGCCACTTTCATAGGGCTTACCTGGGTGAAACAACATATCACCGTAGACGTATCCGCGGAAGTCTTTGGGAGTGCCTGCTTCGAACACAGGCCACAGTGCTGCCATGTCTGAAGCAAACTTTTCACGCCAGTCTTCACCTTTGCCACGGCTCATGATAAACGATTTTAATTCTTCAGGACTAGATGATTTGCCTTCTTCACGTCCCCAGTTGTTCTTGCCCACCATGCGGAAAGTGCCATCATCATCACGTCCCCAGTATATGGTAGGGTTGCCGTCCCACTTGATAGATATCTTGCTTTCTGGTTTGGCTAGATCTTTGAGTATCTGGATGGCACGTTGAGCACCGTTGGTTTCTGTGAACACAAGATCTTCAAGGTGGTTGAACTCTCTGCCAACTTTCTTAGCAGGAGGAGCTTCATCTTCTAATAGTAGTTCCCAGAATCTCATTTTACTATTTCTATGAGCTGACGCATCCAACCTATACTTCCTGGTTGGTAGCTTTCTATTTGATTGGCCTTAGGCAATTCAATTCCTTGTTTGCCTAGGGTTTCACGGGCACCTGCGACTAATTCTTCATAATTAGGCAGCTTTTTAATATATGTAAGAATGGCATCTACTGAACGAATGTCTTTGACTGTAGCAGTCTGACCTAACAGTTCTTTGGCAATCTGATTCCAGTCATTGCCGTTGGGCAGCAGTTCATCTGTTTGTGGATTTAACAACCCGTGCTTGGGACTGTACTTCATGTTCTTGGCTCTGGCTATAGAACTCAGTATGATGTGACGGTGTTCACCACGATACTCTCCTCCGCCGCTGATCATGCTTCCCTGTTGGAACTTGGGATTGGCACTAAACATAAAGTCTGCTTGTACAAATCCATTGGCGCTGTCACCGTTGATGGGCACCTTCCAATGCACATTGTCGCCGCTTAATTTGATATTCTCTTTGCCAAACTGTGATATCAGTTTATCGGCAAAGGTTCTTTTGTCTACTTCATTGGCATCCACGCTGAGGTCTAGATCGCCCGAACTATTGCGCTCAAACGTGCCGTCCGGATCTTCTTTACGTCCAGTGGTGCCTAACCATTTCACTGGTTTTTTATCGTCTAGATCTTTCTCTTTGGTAAAGTCTAGGCCAGTGATCTTTTCAATGTAGTCCACTGTGCTTTCTACATCTGCTGTGGCGATGCGCTGTGTCAAGGGCTGCTTGTCTGCACCTTTGAATACATTTCCACCTTCTAGTAGTTTACTCTGATTCATTTAACGGTCTCTTGGTTCTTTTAGATTCGGCGATCTTGCGTATGCCGCGAGTGAATTTAGCAGGATCCTGTCCACGTATGGCATTTAACAATCTACGCTCTAGCTCATCTGCTTGTTCTGCTGTGTAGTGTTTTTTCAACGTTTCCAGCAGATTAATAGCTGAATTAATGATGTTAGTGGCACGACTCTCAAACAGTTCATCCTTGTTACGGATTTCTGCCAGTTCATTTAATTCCTGCAGGATTGATCTTGTTTTTAGTTTCATATGCCTTTCCCAGTGTAGTATTTACCCTCTGCGTATCATTTGATATTATACACTGTTTGTTCTATTTAATCAAGTTGTAACACTTCTCATGGTAAATACTGAGTAGGAACACTGAGTTCTACACACACTTACAGAGGAAATAAATGAAATATCTATCAGAAAAGATGCAGTCTATCCTAGAACGTTTGAGCGAAATGTTCCCAGGTAGCAGCTATCAATCAAGTCTAGATGCTTATCTAGCAGACAAAGGCATTACCGATGCCGCACAGTTGGAAAACTATATCCGACAATTCAACTCCCAAAAGGAACATTATCTATGAAAAACTTTTTAAACACCATGTACAACATTTGCCTATCGATTGGACAAACCAGAGCGGCATGTGCATTGGCTCGCATGGGCCGATACGAAGAAGCCAAAGCCTTAATGACCAAGTAACTTGTTGCGCCGCAAGGCATATATACATACACACAGAAGGGGTCTTATAGATGACTACAACATTTTCACACGTTAAAGGTTCTCAGCTTGAATTTACAGGCGGCGGACTACGTGATTTTTTCTTATACAAAGACCTAGGAGTAGCAGAGGCTACTAATGGTCGTGTCCTAGCACACATTACCAAAGCTAACTTACCACCAGAAAACTCGGGCGGTACAGGCTGGCATATCCACGTAGCTGAGTTTCAAATCGTTTATATGTTAAAGGGTTGGGCCAAGTTCATGTACGAAGACAAAATCCATTTAGTTGAAGCAGGGGACTGCGTACAGCAACGTCCAGGCATCGTACACTACCTGTACGACTACAGCCCAGACATGGAGTATTTGGAAATCATTACTCCGGCAGACTACGGCACAGAGCCTGCAGAAGGACCTTGCGAAATACCAGCACCTGCAACTTGGGAGTAAACTATGACATTGGTTTACATTCATGGCGCCAGCGCAACCAGCGAAAGTTTTAATTATATCCGAAGCAAACTAGGTACCGGCATAGACATCAATTACGACAGCCGCAATGGATTCGAAAACAATCTCGAAGACATGAAAGCACAGTTAAAAGGTGTCAAGAACATAGCCTTTGTGGCGCACAGTCTTGGTGGAATCTACAGTCTACACATTGCCAATGCTATACCTGAAAATGTCAAAGGAGCAGTAACTCTAAGCACACCGTATGGTGGTGCTGAAGTAGCAGAGTTTGCGCAATTCTTTCTGCCATTTTCAAGACTGATGCGCGATATTGGTCCCAGCAGTTGGGCTATGAAACAGGCTAAACAGATCAAGATACAGCACCCCTGGACCAATGTAGTTACATTACGTGGCCAAAGTCCATTTATTCCAACAGCTAATGACGGAGTAGTAAGCATAGAAAGTCAAAAGCATCATGCTGATATGGAGTTAGTCGAAGTGGAGTACAATCATTACGAAGTGGTACTCAGCGATCAAGTGATTGACATAATTAAAGAACGAGTAAAAAAGTTCAAGAAATAGCTTGTTTTTTTAAATTAAGGCTATATAATAAACTAACAGCGAAACAGAAGTAGCTGCTAGACACAGACATTACACACAGGAGAATTAAAATGTCAGAAATTTTCACAGCACCAAAACTACCAGAAGTTAAATTCAACAAGAACGGTTACGAAATCCGTACAGACATCCTTGGTATGGCTAAGAGCCTTGTACAAGACGATTACCAATCTAAGTTTGCAGGTTGGGAAATGACAGCTACTCGTGATGAGAAGACTGGTCAGATCGTTACTAAAGTAGGTATGCCTGAATTCCCAGGTTTAGATAAAGTACTAGAAACCGCCGAAAAGATGTATTCATTTGTTAACAGCGGCGTAAAGAAATAATATTACGCTCATAGAGCAAAAATATATAGTGGTAAAAGAAAAGCACCTTCGGGTGCTTTTTCTTTATCTAACTGTTGCTAACCTAAAGAACCGCAAGATGCAGATGTACATCCAACCTAGATCAAACTCATACCACTTTTGACTGAACTTGGCATTGGCTCCATCAGCGTGATGATTGTTGTGTAGTTCTTCTCCACCTATCCATACTGCCCACGGAATGATGTTACGGCTGGTGTCTTTGGTATCGGTGTTGCGATATCCCCACCAGTGGCTAACCCCATTGACCACCCCAGCTGCCCAGAACGGGATCCAGATCATTTGAATACCCCACACTACAAGTCCCCACGGTCCAAAGAGCAAGCAGTCTATGACCAGCATTAAAAGAATACCTGAGCGACTGTGTGCGGAGTAAAGGTTGCGTTCAATCCAATCATTAGGGCAGTCCTTGCTCAAGGAGTCTACCATTGCGGTGTCTTTGCTGGCAGAGTGATAGAGGAATGCTCCGCCGAATAACACACG